TGCTGCCAGTTTGGGATCTTCATTGCTCTCTAAGAATTGTTTTCTAAATTCTTCAACTTGAGTTATCACTTCTTCGTTGATAGGAGGTGCCGATTGAATAATAGGAGACAGTAATACAGCAGAACCATCTTCTCTTTCAATCCTCCAAACACAACGATTACGATAGCACATGTCTATCATAAAAGAAATTTTGTCTTCTGCTTCTTTTTGTGTGACGTTAATAGGTTCGTGATTCATTGTTCAGAAAAACAGTATGTAACTTGGTCATGAGGAACCTGATTCTGGATCATTGAAATGGTTTCAGAGAAACCTTCAGATCCTTCTTCATCAAATTTGTAGTTGATTTCTGATTCATAACCTTCCTCATCAAGAAGAATAACATTCCTCCTAGAGAAATTTATGAATACATGTTCTAATACGATTTCGTCCTCTGTCATCGGACTCCTTATTTACCCAATCATTATAGGGCAAACAAAGATGGTTGTCAAGGTTGATGCTGAAGTTTCTGTACTACAGTTTCTTTTTGCATCGGTGCTACATCATTAAGACCAGTAGCATCAAACCAAGGTGCTTCTTCCCAATCAAAACCCTCACCGAAGGTATTGTCTGGAGCCATGACATACCAATGACACTTAGCATCAGGTATATCTACAGCACACACTGCCCAGTCATCTGCCCACTGAGGCACTTGAACATACATCACAGGAAGGTGATTAGCAAAGAATGAAAGTATTAACGAAAAGAAAATCATAAGTCTGTAATGTTAGTTGTTTTAATTAGACGATACTTACCATTTCTTATTGTAGCATCTAATTCATTTCCTGTAATCAATTTGTAGATTTCAGTATCAGGAGGATTGATAATTGTTTCAATACCACCCGTAACAACAGTCCTTATACCCGTTACTTTTTTAGCTGTTGATGTTGATTCTGTATTGATTAACTGTAGTAAATGTGGAGTCACTTGTTCTATAGAACTATCAGCAGACATTAACAATTCTAATCCACTCATAGTTTGTTGGTGACAATTATTTTCAAATATATTACCTGTAATCTTTGTAGATATAGCAGCAAGATTTGTTTCTGTGCTTTGTAATTCAAACTTAGCACCTACAACTGTCATATCTACGTCAGATCCAAACTTAAGAGCATGTTTCTGAATTTTATCTGAGACTGCTTTACCATTTTTATCGACTGTCTTAGGTGCACCTTCAGCAGTAAAGAAGAATCCACCACCAACTTCAATATGACAATTTCCAGTCACCTTCAAATAATAATCACCATCAACACTAACAGCGTTATCTCCGTTAACTAATTTACAGTCATCACCATGAACCTCTTGTGTAAGAGTACCTGCATATGTTATATGATCTGCAACTAATGCACCACTATCAGAGACTGCTTGTTTCTTTCTAAAATCTTCGACTGCTGCTGCCACTTCATCTTCAGTTGCATTTGGATGATTCTTTCTATATACATCTCTTGCAACTTTTTCTGCAAAGTGTGAGTTATTAAATTTAATTGATGTATGTGTAGTTCCATTTGATTTTTTATGAACTTCACCTTGACGACCTGGCGTTCCTAACCATAGATCATAAGAACCATTTGGATAGTTCTTAGCAGATGTTAAGTATGGATCAGCATCTTCATATAGTGCAGAGAACAATCCTTTACCCGTATTACCTTTCCCGTCTCCTCGATTCGATCCTCTAATTTTATTAATCTTTTCAAGTTCTTCAAACTTACAACTGGTAACACCAAACAAAGGATACCAACCAGCAATGTCTTTAGCACTATCATATCCTCTCATACAGTTGCTAGTATTGAAACTAACTAATGTCTGCATTAGATTTGATAAGTTTTTACCAAAAAGATCTACACCAAAGATAGTTTGTGCTGCTTCCCATTGACTAACAATACCTGATGCTTCATCAAGTCCTTGAAGAATAGTTTTTACATTTTTAACGATATCACCGATTTCTTTTATAATTTTATCTGCTTCTTTTAAAACAGTTGCCACAACATCATTTACAGTTTTTGTGATCCAATCTGCTTTTGTAGAAGCACCTAATAGGTGAGCATCTAAAGCATCTGTCACCACTTTCAAAGGTATTGCAGTATATTCAGTAATCTTACTATCTAATGTGCAGAGTGAAGATAGAATCGTACTAACTGATGTTTGAACTTTCTGGTGAATTGAAAAAGGAACACCAGTAGCACTAACAATAATTTTTGACATTTGTAAATCTTCTGCCAAGTGTGTCAATCCTTGACGCATAGCAGATATGATCTGTGCAAATATAGATCCTAAAAAATTATGAATGCGAGCAGTCAATTCTTTTTTAGTTACAAATTTACCAATCACTATATCAACATAACCATCTGCTTCTGCTTGAATTAGATTAGCAGCAGTGTCCGCAAGATCCTCAACTAGATACGATAACTTATATTCTAAACTTTTCCAAGGACCTCCAACACCATTTGCAACAGGAATTGGTTTTGCAGGATCTATAGGTTTGATTGGATTTATACTACTACCTGGTATGCCTGGTTCTGATCCTAAATTTTTCGGTGATCCATCACCACCAAGTTCACTTTTGTTTAAACCTGCAAAAGCAACAACGTTTGACTTTCCTTGTCTTTGAGGTTTATCTGGATCAGCAGTATTATTATCTGCAGGATGAATAGCAGATGGGTTAGGAGCAGTACCAGGATACATTTTAGATCCTGTGAATGAAAACTCTCTTACATTCTTTGTCTGATTTGCCTTTTGAACTCTCATAACACCAATAATTATTGGCATCTGTCCAACTTCACCATCCATAAAGAAACCCATAACAACAGCACCAGGTTGTAATTGACCTGTTGATTCACCTTGTCCGTCATTACCTGCTTGACAAGTATGCTGTAATACAGTTGCCCATGGCAAAAATTCAGAAGGGAGATCTGCTGTAGTTCCTCCTCTGAAATTTGTATAGTATCCTAGAACACGACATTTAACTCTGCCAAGTTCCATAGGATCTTCATTGTCTTCTACCTCTCCGACCCACCAGAAAAATCCGTCTTTACCAACGAAATTTACTGAAGGTTCATTAAAGATACCTTCGACAGAATTCATGGACTTATATCTTTTTTATTATTTAGCCAGTCTTGTAAACTTGTAATAGTAGTCACTACCCCAAATTAAATTACCATGCTCATCTTTTCCTTGATCTGCTTGATGTATTTTGTTTCCAAATAATATCATATGTGAACTAACGTTTGCACCATTCATAATACATGCTCCTTTAGTGAATAGTGTCCCTTCCCATTGATCGTTATTAAATTCAAATAACATATCACAACCTATTCTTCGAGTCAGGTTATCGTCGTAGTTCTCCATTAAAAAAGAGTCCCCCCGAATAGTGACTAACTTGTGCCTGCCACTACGATAAGGACGACTCTCGCCTTCCGATCTATAAAAATTTTTTGATTTATACCAAAATGGATCTACATCCTTTTCCCAGATTAGTTCTACAGAGGCAAATGCCAGAGGATTAGATTGTGCTTGGTATCTGTTTGTCCAATGACCTAGCAAATAGTCATCAATCGTCATACACTAAACATTCTGGTTCATCAGGATGCATCTCACAAAATAGTTCGAGTGCATTTGGATCATGATGATCCTCTGGATGATTAGTATGATAAACTTCAAGTTCATGAAGTTCTACTTTAGCGTGCCTGCGTGCTGCAGGTGATGACATTGGATTTTCGATTAGATCTTTGTCGTGTTGAATGTGTTCTTCTATTGTTTTCATTGTTGTACCTCGTGATACAGAACTATTTATGAGTTAACAGTTGTTACGGGAGGTGCGGATGGTGTACCTTTGTCTTTCAAGATAGAATCTTTACATAGACTAAGTTCTGTCTGAAATTCATTTCCTGTAAATGAGTGAGTGATACTCTTAATCATGTATCGTCCACTGTATTTCATGTCAGTTCTTTTTCCCTCTCGTGTTGTGTAAGCAGTTGGAATTTCAATCTGAATACCAGAACCAACATACAGATCTAAGTTACCAGGAATAGTAACATTCATCTGAATGTTTTTTAAAGTTTCAATTCTCATCCATTGATATGCCTGCAATTCTGCCTGTTCTTGGTAGTTTGCTTGAGGGTTATCAACAAATTTAGGATCAAAGACTTGGTTACTAAGCATACTATAACGAACTCTCTTAGGAGTTGCAAGCATTTGTTTGTAATCGCTGTCCATTTGCTCGATAGGATTAACAGTCTTTTTACCATTAAGGTGAGCCATTTTTGACCAGACCTCATCCATATTGTATTTTATAGCATCAGTTGACATATCTCTACTTAATCCCATCTTTGATGAGGATATCGAAACAGGATCAAATCCTACACTATATCCAGACCAACATCCATGTCTTAGTCCTTCTAAAGCATCTTTTTCTTTAGGGAATGAAAAACCAGTTATGTTTAAGAAATCTGCTTGAGGATCTACATTCTTTTCTGAATAACTATAACGATACAGTTGTGCTTTACCAGTTGAAAAATCAGTTTCTTTACCATAACTTTGATCTTCAATGTCTTCAATGAGTTTATCAAATGATTTCATGTGATATCCCATATCATTCTCAAAGAAACAGAATCCATTTTGGAATCCACCTGTCTGAGAAGATTTACGAACTGTTCTTTGAAGCATCCAATAGATAACATCTAATGGTCTCCAATTTGGCATTACAAAAGCATGTTGGTTAACAGTATCCTCTAAGTATAGATTCTTTTTACTACCAATAAATCTTTCATCTCTAATTAACTGTTCAACAATATCTTTTGCTTCTATCTTTCCTTGAAAGATTACTCTACTATGTCCAAAAATATTAACAGTTTCATTTTTGATAAACTCTTCTGATACAGCATCAATCTGAAATACATCTGTTTCTTCTTTAGTTCTTGCACGAGCACCAATTTTAAAACTTCTAAATGTCCATTCCCTATCAATATTAGGTGTGCTTACTTGAATCTTAATAACCTCTGATCCAGTAAAGATACCAGTAATACCTGCAGCATCTTCAAATATGAATGATGCTTGAGTAGTACTTTGTGCTAGTGATTGAAATATCTCAAATCCTCTAAGAAACTCAACGTAGTTGAAAGCACCATCACTATTCTCAAGTCTCTTTCTGTCACGAAAGACCATGAGTCTAACACCATATTCATTTAATGCCTGTCTAAATTCTGCCATAATTTATCTATGCTAAGAACGCTTGGGTAGATTGTGTAGATGTAAGTATTGCTGCTGTTCTTTGAACTGCACCACCAAGACCACTGATAGATCCCATAGCGGCTGCTTGTGATCCCATAATTTTACTGATCGCTGATTGTGCTTCTGCGACTGATG